ATCCATTGGAAACCCAATATGCTTCTTTTGGGACTCCAGGTAAGATCTTGTAGTTCTTAAAGTCAATGAGTGGCAAGATATGCCTTTACATCACTATGATTTATAATTGCGGTATACACATCAAAGTTCTTTTGATAAAGATTAGATTATGATGCCCGTATAGAGAGTTTCATTGAAAATGGCAACTGATCTTTGTTATTATGGTTTTGATCATGTTGATGTTAATTATAATAAATGGGATTTCACTCAAGTAGCTAACTACGGAGTGCGAGATGTAATTCAGATGCACATAATTCATTAATACCTTTGTGGTAATAGTAAACCATATGGCGATGATTATTTTTCATTCTCCACAATGTCTGTTAATGTGTCGAAAGAAATGCGACAATACATGTTTAACAGACAATCATGGATCGATGTTCTGAATGCTGCGCAAGGTCGATATCAAACACAAGATAGAGTCCACAAGATGAGTGGCGGGGATTTTTCTAGGTGTACCGGCCCGTACGGTGTTCACATCCCCGTGTTAACCACCTTTGTCAAAATTAAGGAGAAGTTTTGGTCTAAATTAAAAGACGACGCTCCTAAATACGTACAAATAAACAATTCTGGTTCTACATATAGGCAATGTGCCTTCCAATCTATTTTCCAATAATTATTTGCTATATCAAAAGAGATTCTCACAGCCTAGGATAAGGTAGTTACCCCACTAGTTTGCCTACAAGACCGTAATTTGTACATTAGTAACAGGGTGTATGATTTTGATTTACGCTATATTTAATAGAACATTAAATAATTTCGTGTATCAAAGATCGGAGGAGGTTTAATGAATATTGATACTAACCGTCTTTTCTTTGATGATTACAACTAGCGTGACCTCTTAACCGAAGCTATCTAAGGAATTAACGTAACTTCGATCGTTTCTACGCTATCCATCATGTAGCAAAGTTAGATCAACGTCGAACTATATACTCATTCCCTCCCGCTCCCACTGGCTAAGATATCTACATCTAGAGGACAAAATAAACACCCCATTCGATTGTCTATGTCTTGCTTCGGAAAAACTGATAATTTTAAGTTTTTTAATATTCCGAGGAATCAATAGCTCTAATTAAGAAACGCCATGGCGTAAGCCACTTAGTCTAATTGTCTTCATGCTGAATCACTTTTGAGTCAGAAACAGTTAAATATTTTAAGTAAAGTTATGCCCATCGTCGCTATCGAGATTGATAAAGCGTGGTCATCAGATAACATTGATTGCCCACTTTGCTTAAGTAATTAGTTGTTTATGTAAGATTGTGATCATGTTTGGGAAGGAATGTGCAACACCATTTTCGAAAATAGCATTGTGGCTGAGTAAGAACGTTCTCGTCATCCGTAAGATAGTAATGACTCCCGCTAAGTTGAAAATCAACCACTAACCATACTAGGTGTAGGCAAAGTTGAAATTTAATAATTCGGGTTTCAACACATTAGTAAGGAGGTCATTAATTTTGATAAGCTCTACGACAAGGTTTTGAACCAAGAGCAGGTTTACATTCAATCGAAATAGTTGAATAGTAAGAATCCTTCTATGTTATCTTAAGGCATTATTCAGATGCCTGAAATAATGATTACAGAAAAAGGTGATGATAAATTATCTAGTGTGTACATTCATCAAATGTCACATGTTCCGAAGCTCGGAAAATCTGTCGGAAATATATTCCATTGTCTTGATGTTAGAGATGGTAAAGTTAGAAATCAGCAAAGGAGAAAAATGCACGATGTCGCCGACCGATACTCTAAGTGTGATCCCAGGGTTTTGGCTACACGCGGTGCAGTTATCGGACCTTTACCCGTTTTGGTCGTTGAGGATAAGCCTGAATTTCGTTAAATCATTCAAGAGTTTGGAATCAACTGCACTGACACCCACTAAGGCATTGGCATACCTTTAAACCATATGAACTCTACAGGCTTTGCAGAGACATTCAATTCATCAGTAATTCGTATTGCCAACACCGGCGTGACCAATGATTCATTTTCTTTGAGCGTTTTCTTAAAATTTATGGAAAATACTTTAATGCGTATACACCAATTCTCATCTCACATAGCTC